TTCCATCCTCTCTTATATCTACTCTTGGTGTACCAAGTTTATATTTAGTTCCTAATGATGTCGAATCAATTCGTAAAGCAAAAGATCTACCTCGTAAACGATAGTTTAATTTTTCTGTAAACTGTTCTACGGGACTAGTTGCTGTTCTTTGTGTGTTACCAGACTCACTTTGTGCAAAGTTTGCTCCTGGGAAGTTCTTAGTCTTTATTGTAAAATCTACATCTGGGTTCAAACTTGTTGACCCATTAAAAGTTATATCAGGCACAACCTCTCTTAAAGAAACATATTTATCCCCATCGCCTATATCTATTGGTGCAGATTCAATAAAAGATGTCATAGCTGATCCATCATCATCGTAACCCACTTCATGGTTGTATAAATATTGATCACCAGTGGCTACAGGTAAAGTTCTAATACCTCTGTCAAGCCATGCTTGACGAGCCATTGTTCCATAATACCATACTTTTTCTGAATAATTATAAGCAACATATTTATCTATTTCTGTGCTACCAGATGATGGATAAAACCATAAAAGCTCACTAAATTCAGAATTAACACCTACATGAACTTTGTCTCTTTCTTCAAAGTTAAAATCTAAAAAGATTTTATCTTTAACAGTGCAAGGTAATTGTATGGTTTGACCACCACCATATGCATAAAAAGTATCAACACCCATCCAGTAAACAGCGTCTTCTACCGCAATAGCAGAAGAAGGACTCATTATAGTTATGTTCTTTGATAGTTCTTGCAAACCAAAAGTAAATGGCGGGCCTATAAATTTCATAGCGTGTAATGTTTTATTTGTGAAAACAAGTAACTGTTGTTTTGTTTCAACAGCTTGAACAAAAGTCGATCCACCACCTAATCTTAAATCACCAGCTGTGTTTGTGGCAGTTGGAAACCAATCTAACGGATTTTCTTGTGATGAAAATCTAATTAACAACGGATCTTGTACCCCGTCTCCATCAGAAGAGGTTAAATCAGCACCAAAGCCATCGCACCCAAAAGCAATAACGTGCCTGTCTTGGTCAGAAACTAGAACTTGTTTAGCTCTTTGTGGGATACTTGTTTTTGTACCAGCAAGAGTGTTTAATTTCACAGCCCTCCCACTCAAGCCATTTGTTCTATCCCAATAATAAATAGCCCCATCTCTTGGATTAAGAATTAGATCTTCTCCAAAGTTATCGTGTGACCACAACCTAATCTGTGCACCGGGAACCGTGATCGATGCTGCACTACCCCATCCTACAAAGTCATCTGTTGCAAGGGTATTACCCACTGCCAATCTAACCAATGATCCGTTGTCATGTGTTACAGCGGTTGTGCCACTATGTCCACGGGTCACGGTCATTGTGTTATCATCAGCGGAAGCCGTAATAAGCATTAACTCGTTATCAATTAAAACAACATCGCCTTCTGTAGTCATACCTGTTTCATCAATAACATCAACCCCTGTCTCACTTGCATCAAGAGCTTCGTTCAAAGTTGTTGATAAAGCTCCATTAGTTGTACCACTCCATTGTCCCGCACCCCAACCAGTACCACCTACGGTCACATCTAGACCTGTATTTAACTGATAAGCTCCAACAACACTAGCTCCACCATTGCCCGTATCAGAAGCATTGGCTGCAATAGCAGAAGTAATTGTGTATGAATTAGAACTTACAACAGATACAATCTTATATTCTTTATTAAGAACGGCGGCTGTTATATTACCACCTAAACTCACAGCCCCAGAGAAAGTTACAAAATCATTTTCGTTTGCTCCATGTGCTGGGTCTGCAACAGTTATTGTTGTTGAACCATTTGTAGCTGAAAAAGTGACATCCCCTGCACTGGTTGTAGCTCTAATAGGTGTGATGTCATTAAAGCCTTGACCTTCTTCAATATAATATTTTAATTGAGTACCTATACCTAAAAGATCAGCTCCATCTAATGTTACCCAGTTATGTAAACGTCTTGCCGAACCTTCAAAAGTACTTGTGGTATATTTAGTCCAACCTCCAATCTTTTCTGGAAAACCAAATCTAAATCTTACTTTATCACCATCAACATATCCACCTTCATTACTTTCAGATGTTATGTCTGATACAACTCCTGCTTTAAATTTTAATTTAGTAATAGGCATTATGCTGTGTTCCCTGCTACTGTTCCATTATTTGTTAGTGTAACATTACTTATACCATTAATATAGTTACCTGCAGCACCTCCTGATTGTGCGGATGTTCCGTTTGTTGGGGCACTTGATGGAAAAGAAATAGTATCTCCTGAGCCATCACCACCACTAACACCATTCGATCCTGCTTGACCTAATGCACCTCCATTACCTCCTGCACCACCAGCACCTGCATTCTCGCCGCCGGCTGATCCACCGGCTGCACCTGATCCTGCACTTTGATTATATCCTGCGCCTACACCACCTGCACCTGCTGATCCACCGGATGTGATAGATTTAACTTGTAAACTAAATGTAAAATCAAAATTATTATAATATAAATTTGTTCCGCCGCCTATGTTACTTAAATAACCACACAAATAGTAAGTAGTATCTGCGGATAAATTCATTGTTTGACCACCTGTATAAGTACCCCCACCTTGACCTGCGCTGGCAGAAGTATTACTTGTGCTTATATTTATTTGAGGGCTTCCATATCCAGAACCATAAGTTGAGGTTAATGTGGCACTAGTTAAGGTATAAGTTCCTGCGGTGCCTAATTGAAATGAACAATAAAACGGACCTCTGTTAGCGAGAGAGCCTCTAAAAAAGGTTGAAGCAGTAAACAAACCCCAACTTGTATTGACGGCTCCAGGCTGAGGGTTTGCACCATCAATACCGCCCCATTTTCTATCCGCTACAACACCCTGACCATTTAAATCATTACTACCACCATATCCAGGTGTAGTGCCCGCATCAAACCAAGATGGTGCATCATTTGCGGGTGCATTACTTCCACCATAAGGAGCACCTCCTTCATCTGTAAAATTATTTAAAGAAGCATTTATTTCAACAACACCGTTACCACCTGCACCGCCATTACCTCCGCCTCCTCCACCAGATTTAAGATTACCATTATTAACTATGTCACAAGCAGTACCTACAAAAATAGAATCACCACCAGTACCTCCACCAGCTGCTCCACCTTTACCATATATATTACCATTATTAGTAATCGTTATCGTGCCTACACCACCAGAAGGAACATTTATAGCATAACCACTAGTGCTTGTGGCTCCTACAGTAACGCCAGAGTTAACAACTATAAACTTAGGATAATCAAGAGTGAAATCAGAACCAAATATAGTGGATGCGTTTTGATTCGTTGTGTCAGAAGCTATAGTGAATTGAAAACCTATACCTGCTCCATAGTAATCATCTAAAGATAAAGCACCACTTATAGGTACACCAGAGGCTAAATGTGTAGCTGTATTATCGCCAGCCTTGGCTTTGATCTTGGTTCCTTGACGATAATAATCACCCATAGAAACAGGTGTATTACTCCCAGGACTAAATTCATCCCGAATGTCTGAAAGACTTATTGTTCCAGAACCAGTTAACGCCATTAGATTGATCCAAAAGCTGTGATATTTCCAGTAACAGTTAAATTACCACTGCTATCTAATTCAAATTTGTTTGTTCCTTGATAAGCTATTCTTAAAGTCCCCGCTGATTCAGTGATTGTATAATCTCCTAAATCAACAGTGGTTGCATTCATTGTCGCTGTTGTCATCGATGTTGTAGCCGTAACTGCTGTGTCCGCAGCCAAAGTTCCTGTCACAGAAGCACCCGTAGCAGATGTTGCTAACTTTGGACTATTATCATGATAAAGTGTTACGGCTCCATCATCAGCAAAAGTAGCCATGGTTTCTCCACCATCAGCACCACCTAGTAAAGATACTTGACTAGCCGAAATATTTAAATTTCCAGTACCACTGTCAACTATAAAAGAACCATTCGTTGCATGATGATATATTTTTAAATCTTGAGAAGCTCCAAACTGAAGTGTGTCATCAGTGCCAGCCGTGGCAGAATCACCAAAGTTTATATTCTTACCATTCGTATCTAAGTTACCTCCTAATTGTGGAGTTGTATCACCTAGAACATCTGTAGATATATTTCCTACATTAGCATTTGTGCCTGTTCCATCTGCATAAACAATAGCAGAAGTGCCTGTTGCCATACTAACCGTGGTCCCCGAACCACCGCCTTGTTTTATAGTGGCTGTTTGACCAGTGCTATTACTTATAAAATACCATTTTTGTTGATCATTAGGATCAATAGTTAAATCAAAAGCTCCAGAAGGTGTTCCTGATAATAATAATACTTTATGATGACCATTTGAAACTGTACCATCATCTGTTGTTAAGGTTGTGTTTCCAGAAATAGTTAGTGTGAGAACACCATTCAATGCATCATCTATGATGTCAAAGTTTGTGTTGGTTGTTGTTCCCCAGCTTCCAGCTTGTTCACCAGAACCTATCTTTTCTATACCTGTGTTTGATGTATATGTACTTGCCATATTTGCCTCACTCTATATCTATGTCTGTCCATGTCTCTGTGCCAGTTGGCGTTATTTCTGTCCATGTCTCTGTGCCACTAGGTGTAATGGCTGTGTAAATCTCTGGTGTTGCACCTGCATCTATTTCAACAAATAATAAATCACCAAGGGATGCTTGTGAAAAATTAAAGTCTTTCGAGGCAACACCTGATCCTATCATAATACCATTTGAGGTTTTTGTAAATGCAGACTCTATTTCAGACACACCTAATCTTGCTCTAAGACCAGCTGATGTCATTACAGTGTCGGTGCTTAACTCTGCATTTGCACCAGCACTAATGTAGATAGCATTTGCCGATTGAACGAAATTACTACTAACAGTAATAACACCCGACATAATGCCAATAGCTGCATTAGCACTGGAGGAAATACCACTCATTTCGGATACACCTGCTAATAGAATACTTTGATCCGATAAAGCGTATTCAGATAGAGCAGATGCACCTAACATTAGCTAGCCTTTTCTTCTTTAGGCTCTTCTTCACCTTTAACTGATTGTATCAATGAGTTTGTAAAAGCATTTTGAGCCACAGTAATCTGATCAAGTTGAAACTTCAGATTAGCTGCTTTAGCCTGTAAATCTTTTATCTGATTGATAAAATAGTTCTGGTCTTGAGATAAGTCTTCTGTCTTATACTCTTTACCATCAATAGTGATTACGTTTGATTGTTCAGCCATTACCAAGATACTCCACTTGCTGTTGTTGGGTTAGCCATTGCATCTATCTGACTAGCTATTCCTGCTTCTATTGATGCAACTTCGTCTTCACCAAGTGCATCTTTAGCCCATCCAATAGCCTGTGTCTCTGTGATATCTGCGTATGGTGTTGGTGTACCTACAAGTGTTACACCGACTGTGCCATAAGCTGAACCAGTGTTACCATCTGAGTCTTCGTCAGATGCTCTCCAGTGCAAGATAGTCACAATATCTGTGTTATCTCCCTGCACTAAGTCTCTTTCCATTGTTCCTATTGTCCAAGTTACTGCCATTTTATACTCCTTTTGGTTAAGTTAGGCTGTTAGCATCATCACGTTGCTTACGAGTTTGATAATCATCTCTTGCTGTTACAAGTGCAACAAAGTCTGCTTGATTAGATGGTATGCTATCTGTAAAGCTATCATCATTCATTAGCTTTGTAGTCCACTCTTGTTGCATACGTTTCCAACAGTTGTTTAACTTGCCATCAATAGCACCTTGTATCCAATCATCTATTCCTGCATTGTCTGTGTCATTATACAAATCATTAGAT